GGCCTCGGCTGCTCGTTGTTCCGTCTCTCGCTGCTTGCTCAATTTGGAGAGATCAAAGCCGCCATTTTGCCGCACTGCCTTCGCCGCCTGCTGTGCCAGACGCTCCTGAGACTGAGCGAGCCTTTCTGTGGTCTGTCGGGCGCGCTCCTGCCTATTTGCAAGCTCTACCGCCTGCGTGGCCAGCTTCTGCTGCTGTTGCTGGAGTTTCTGCGATGAAGTCGCCGCCCTATCAAATGTAGCCGTACTAAAACTCTTCAGCGGCTGAGACAGAGCCTTTTGGGTTGCCGCAACCGTGGCAGCAATATCCTTACGCCACGCGAGCAGGTGAGCAGTGCCCGCGCGGCTGTCTACGTCAAGCTCGAATAAGAGACGAAGCGGGTCAGCCATTCTTTAACACTTGTCTACACAGACGAATGGGGCTTATGATTCACGGCCATGAGCCGCTTCATTCGCATCTTTCCGCTGTCAGTAGACATTCGCCTGCCGTTTAATCACACACTTTGCATCGCTAAATGCGGGGTACGCAACGGTCTCACAGTCTACCTCCGTAAAGAGTCGTGGGCCGTATGGGAATCGCGCTTTTGTTAGCCGTACTTCCTCATAATGTCTTGCGCGGTCATCGTCTGCTTTGTTGGGCGTCCGTTAGGCGGTTTTTCCTGAGCGCTCTTCTTGAGGTCGACTCCCCACAATGCCGCCTTCATTTCGACATGCTCTGCTTCGGCTGCGTCTAAGTCGTACTTCTGCAAAATCTGACTGCACGACATAATGAAGTTGAACTCGCGCGGATCACTCTTCAGCAGTAGCCAATACGGGTTCAGACTGAAGTGCCTTGCGGCCAGACTGACGAGCAGATGCACGGCGCTGTTTTCTGTTCGGACGAAAGGAGTCTAGGCCATCATTACCCTCCTGCCCGGAGATAACGGCGAACATCTCCATGAAGTCGTCTTTGTCAACCTTCGAGATCGGCTTGCCCGCATCGTTGACGAAAAACACCCCTTGAGCCTCGAAGTGCCGGATCTTCGGCTCTAAGCAATTCTCGACAACCATTTGCCGGATGAAGATTCCAACCTTGACGCCTTCATTGACCTCATCTGGTGTGGGCTTAGACTTCTTCTTTGCCTTGAGCTTCTTTTCCTGTTCAGCGACGTCCTCTTCTTTGGCGGTTGCTGCCTGAACCAACGACATAGGCAATGAGCCGACTATCGCCAACGCTTCCATATCAACCCGTCGCAGACGAACAACTGCAGCCGTCTTCTTGAGCCTGTGGAGGAATCCCGCATTCTCAGTCGCATTGGCTTGTTCTGCTTTCTTTGCATACTCTTCTGGACTGGTTACTTTCAATTCTTCACTCATTCGATCTTCCTTTCAAAATGAAAGTGCCGCCAAGCTAATCTCTTTCGAGACGCCGACGGCACGGGTGTTAATAAAAATGGTTCCTGTTGCGCCCTATGGACCAGCAGCCTTCACGCGAGCAATCGCATAAACGCGATCACCGGCAGTGCGGCCAGAGACGGCCTTAGCGGCTAGCGTAACATTCATTAACGTGTTCTTCGTGCGTCCAAAGCCAAGTTCTACGCCAGCCGTGTTAAGGCACCTGTAAAGCACTATAACCCAAAAAGTTCCCGCCTCATGAGGGTCTTCGGCTATGAAGCCAGCCGTCATGTAATCAAAAGTTTTCTTGCCCCCGCCTGTAACCTTCTCGATCCCTGCCGTCAATGCGTGATACGTTGCGCCGGGCAACAGCTTCGCTAGCCGAGATAGGTTCTGAACCTGCCTGAGTGCGGCTGATAGGGTTGTATTATTTTGCGTGATAAAGCTTTCAACGGCTTCTTCTTCTTCGTCAACGCGATCCTCTTCGAAGGTAGGCTCAGTTTTAAATGTCCAGCCCTCTTGCGTATAGCCCAGCGAATAACCATCGGGATTATCCACTTCATCAAAGGTACCGGTAGCAAGATCGACTTCGGGAATAGAATCCACTGCTGGAAGAGCCAGGCCAGCAAAGACCTCGCCGGGGGCGCGCATTAGCTCGTCTACATCCCATCCATGAGCGAGTCCCATTAACCTTTACCCTCCTCTGCTTTCTGAATGTATTCCATAACTGTTTTGCGCCGCGAGACGCGCTGTTTTAGGCGTTCATCGGACAGTCCTTCGACGGCATTCTCGTCTCGCAAGGTTCGAAGACTCAAGGCGGGCCTATGCCGCATTACTCCCCCAAATCCAGCACTTGCTATTAAGTTGTACAAGCGAATTCCAACGGCATCACCAAACTCCTCACGTAGTCCATTATAGGTGACTGTGCGTCGCTCCCCTGTAACTGGATCAACGCCGGGGTAAGCAGAGCCATCCCCACGAAATCCCGGCCTGTATTTCTTAGCGGTTGCCGCATCCTTCTGCGGCACTTCGCCTTGTGTTGATTCCGTTGCTGCCATCTAAGTTTTCTCCATTAGTCCGTTGAACGTGATTATCAAACTGCCGTACTGGAAATAAGTGCTCTTTCGCTCGTTCCAGAAGCCAATATAGTTGTGGTCAATATCCCAGTAAGGGCGTTGACTGCGTGACGGAACGAAGCCGTTGAACAAAGCTCCGAGAGTTGCGCGTTCGATAATAATGTGCGCCGCTTTCACTCGCTTCATTACCGATCTCGCCAAGTAATCCGGGTCACCCCCAACATCTTCGATAAAAACTTCAACGACGTGTTTCTCTTTAATGCTTCGTTCATCTTCATCCTTGAATGTTGTGCTTTTGCTGGCAATCACGCTACATGCCGGAAACTTCGTATTCAGCCACTTGGCAATGCGCCAGACCTGATAGGGCGGCATCGGCTGACCGCCATTGACTTCGGCGTGAACCGCCGCCTCTCCGGCCTTGAGCACTGTGGTTAGATTGTCAATTAACGGTTCAATGAACTGCTGCGTAACACTAGAATCCCACGGGCCATTCTCTGCCATCAAAGCACCTTCCAGCCATCAGCCCGTGCTACCGCCTCGTAAGAGTCATGAAAGACCCGTAAGTGCGCCTGTCCCTCTTCGTGAGTTGCTTGCATTACAAGGCGCACCGGCAAGCGCCCTCTTCCTTCATGATGCCCACGAGCTTTCGGATCTGATGTTCCAACTCGCAGTGTGTGCGCTTCCTCTTCTCTTACGTAATCTGGCGCCCCTTCTTCGGTCAAAGAGCGATACATATGAGTCGAGAATTGCAAGATTGGAAGATCGCCAACAGCCGACTCTTTGAATCCCGCATAAGACGGGGTTAGTGGAGCGTAATTGTCACCACCCTCCGAATCGAGCCACCTGCGTTCATAGTCGAGCCGGATATCAACATTCGGTTGCCAGCCCCGCGGCAATTCCCGGACATCACGCACCACGCCGACGAGATGGTCGATTGCCGCAAGTAATTCCCTCTCACCTCGAACGTTGCTCATAAACCTACGTCCACTCTCCCAAAAGCCGGCCCTGATGTCGTTCGCCAGTCTTGCCAAAGACCTGTTGATGAATCCACGGGCGCAACTAACTGCAAGGTCAATTGCGGGCGCCCGGGAATAGCATCAACGACTGCTCTCGCTTCAGTCACTGCCGGACTACCCCAAGGCAACCGGACCACGTAAGCGGCGCCTTCGACCGTTCCCGCTCCACCTCTTACTTCACAAGGAAGCGAGTATTCTTTAGTTCCGACAATTAGGCGACAAGTATCCTTAAGCACCTTGGCGGCAGCGCGGGCCATCTTGACCCGCGCCTTGTCGTAGGCTCGTCCCGATAAAGATCGCATACCCCGTACTCCTACTCATCATAACACCCGTATCCGCTCACAATCGGAATCTGAAACAATCCGGTTGTCACTGGTACTGACAGGCCAAAGCGCAACGCCACTCGTCGGCGAATGTCATTTCGATCGCGCACCGTGCTCAAATCAATGCCATCCGCCCCGCCTTTAACGGCCAATGTCCCCTCACCCACCTCGTTTATCCAAAGATCGATATCGTACCGCGTCGCGCGCCGTTGCGCCGGCGTTAATTCGTCAACAACGCTCGTGATCGTTGAAATCGCATCCGCCGCTACGATGTCTCGGATGCGTTCCAGTTCGACATCGGTGAATGCCGCATCGGAATAATCAAGAATGGGATCGTCATCACCAAGCGGCACGACTCACTTCCTGTTCTCTGGTCTGCTGGTGTCTCCGCAACTGCTGGCCAGCGCGGCCCGCGTCTTACGTCGTAGATCGTGCGCCGCCGCCGTATTTCCTCTCAACCGTCTCTTTAATTGCGCCTGAAAGCGACGTCGCTTCTCCTGTGCACGGCGATAATCTTCGGCCCGTTGTTCTTCTGGAGTTGGCGCAATCATGAGCGACTAATCGTGATCTTTACTTTGCCGCCGGGATCGGCCAGTCCGGTTGAGCCAACATGCGTGGAAGTAAAGGCCAAGATTTGCCCCTCGGTAACAACAAGATTTGCGGCAGTTCCGCTCAAGGTGATGGTCGTCTCATCAAAGTCATCAGCATTCACTCCGGAGGTAAACGCTTTCGACGCTACAGAAGTTGTACCATTGCCATCAAGTCCCTTGTTGACCACGGCAAGTGTTCTCGAATCGGTATTGGCACCGGTCAGTTGCGCGTTTGGAGTGTAAGTGACCGCTGTCACCGTGCCATCAAAAGGGGCGCGGCCTACTACACGAGAAGCATCTGCGGCTGCCGCAACCGCATCGGTATCAACTTCCAGTGTTCGCTCTAAAGGGGCTTGACTGCTCATTTCGCTTTCTCCTTCATTGGCACTGCAAGCGGCGCATTGATTAACTGAATCGGTTTAACTTCAGCCGGAATATCAAAGCCAGGGCGGTCAGAATAGTGACCGTTACGCGCAAGTTTGCGGTTTACGCGCACGATCTTCCCGTCAATGCGCGTTGCGGTGTTCATGCCTCGACTCACGAACGACCTGAACTCATCGCTCGGTTCGAAGTATTGACCAATGATCGCGCCGGTTGATTCGTCGCGGATCGGCACTCCTCTGATTGGCAGGCCCATTTATTTCACCTCCTTATAGCCCGGATAGTTGTGGCGCAACTTTTCGCTCACCTCGATCTCGTGGCCGTCTGCATTCCGCAGTTTTACGGTTCCCATTGGCTTCGCGGGCTCAGCATGCTCACCGCGGAAACGCCCCGTGCCTGTCTCCACGCTCGCTTTCCGTGCTGCGGCCAGATCGGTTTCAGGTGTCGGTTTATTTGCGGTAACTCCCGCTACGGTGTAATGCTCGTCAGGGGTTGGGTCTACATTCATGCCGCGAAAACCTTGGGATGTCTCCTCATCCATCTTGGCCTGCGCTTCATCTCCACCGAGGTCTTTACCTTTTTCTAAATTCGGATTCTCAACTGTCTGCTTGCCATCACCTTTTTCGTGCTTTTCATTAGCCATTTGCTCGAACTCCCCTTTCTATTGCGCTAGGTTACGGAGTTAAGAGGGCGCCCCAAGGGTATCGGGAAGCCTCAGTAGGTTGCTGGTAGTTGATGAGATTGGCAACCTGCCACGCAACGCGGAAAACAACGCGGAGCGCTACCATGTCCTGTTGTGCGAGGTTGTAGACGATTGCGCCGGTGTTGTCTTGGATCACCGCCTCCGTTAGGACCTTGTAAGTGAAATCCTTACGCACGGCGACGATGGAGTTTGAGAAGTCGCCCGCAAACAATTCTGCCGAGTCCGCGCCGGTGGGCCATAAGCCATCCATCGCGAGCTGGTACTTCGCGCCTTCAACCATCTGCGTATTCAGATCAACATCAAGAAGTCGCTCACCTTGCGTTGAGCGAACTTGGCGAAAACGCCCGAGATAGCTACGCTGCGTCACGATCCCGGTGACACTGAAGCCGTCCGCCTCAACGGTCGCCATCACGTCGGAGATGTCACCCGCGAGTCCGCCTGTGGCCGCCAGATTCGTACCACGATCAACCGTATTGCCTGCCGCCGCCACGCTCGTAGCAATGGAGTCGGGCCATGAGGATGGTTTGTTCACGCCAAAGAAGACAGCAGCGTCCAAAGTTCGCCCGATGGCCGCTTCAAGATGAGGACGCACTTCCCCCCAGATGTCGAAAGCCGCGTCATCCAACACGTTCTCAGGAATCGGGACAATAGCAGCTAGTTCCTCGACATTCAGGAACTTATTAGCCCACGCCATCTCAGTTGTTTGCTTCAAGCCTGTATCGCCGGAAACGAAATAAGCAGTAGGCAGCGCGGCCAGCACTGGCATACGCGTCTGGTTAGTGCTCATGGTCGTGCGCCGCGAGAGTTGCAGCGCCGCTGATTGGTAGGGGAGTTGTTTGAGCAGGATATTGGATACCTGCTCGGGGATCATGGACTGCGCGTCAGTCCGTGAAATGATGTTATTATACGGCATTCGCCACTCCTTTTAGCGTCACGCCCGCCCTGCCGCCTGTCGAATTAGCGTGTTCATGTCGGCACCAACAGGGTATCCATTACCCGCGCCGCCATCTGCCGAGCCCGCATTCACACCGAACAATTCGGGCGCGTCGCGCTTTGCTTCCGCAATCAACTCTTTGAGGTTTGCCACTTTGCCGTCGTCGTCAAACTGATAATCGGAGCGGATGAATTTCAGCAACCCGCGCATGTTCCTGACTTTGATATTCTTATCACTGACATACGCTTCGACTTCATCTGCTGCTTTGTAAATGCGGTTTTCTCTCAGCAGCGTGTCGCGTTCCCTTGCTATCGATTCAACGGTCGGCTTGTCCTTGTCATCCCCGTCGCCTGAGAGCTTTTTCAATTCCTCGCGAATGCCCTTTTTGACTTCGCGCTGAAGTCGCTCTCTGACAATGCGGTCAACGTCAGCCTGAGTGAACATCTTCTCAGGTTCGTGCTTTTCGTTTGGTTTCGCCTCCGGCTTTGCAGGTGGAGTGTCTGCGCCCTCTGGTTTCGCCTCCTCCGGCTTGTCTCCCTGGCCGTCAGGTATCGGATCATTAGGCAAATCAGCAGGTGGTTGATCGGTATGGTCTGCCATTCAAATAACCCTCGAACAATGAAATAGGCCCGTGAGCGTGAAACTCAAAACGGGCCTACGAGAAGCATCAATGAAGTGTCAACTTAGGGCGGAACCGTCGCCCGCGTAGAAGATAGCATAAGTGTATTAGTTGCGGTCAACAAAATTCGCAACGATTCTAACGTGACTCTGACTTCATGCCGTTCCCCGTGATGCCTGGTGATGAAGATTAGCTCCCCATTAATGATGCGCCCGGCTGGAAGATTGCAATCTGGGCAGGGGATGATTTGGTCACTTGTAGGAGGAAGTTTTTGCGTCATTTGGGTTAGCTGACGGCCTTCGCTTGGTTCCGTTCATTCCAAAGTGCTATCGCCTCAGTTTCCGTGAGCGACTCTGGGCCTTCACAAGAACACTCGTGACAGAACACGCACCAAATATCGTGGTCAAGATCGCGTGGTCGCGAAGCCCAACTCTCAATACTGCTGCTCCCAGCACGGGGAACTGCTTAGCTGTCCTCCTTAAATCTATTACGTCGAATCAAGCCGTAGCGAAAAGATGAGCATGTTTTCCAGACCGCATCAGTCAACATCCGAGCGAGAATTAATGCCTCATCAGGGCGTAGATGGTACGTCGTTCTCTCGTCCTTGGCCGTTTCAATAACGAGCGCCAACCCGTCCACATCAGGTACGTTCGCGCGCTTTCGATCAGAGGCGTTCAGGTAGCGCATCTCGAAGGCTTTGTCGTTAATGAACTCGTAGCGGGAGAGGGTTTTCATCTTTGATCGGATCAGGGCGGGAGTCGCACCCACCTCGGTTGCATGGCGCTGGAAATGCGCTGGTCTGAGCCGCCACATTCTCCTATAACCCTGCCCTACATTCGTGCTCCGAACGCGCCGCATCTTTCAGTTGCTCGACGCGGCACGGGCAGCATAGCGTACTATTGCGATCTGGTAATACAAGCGGACGTGCGGGTGGAGGCTCTAACAACGGCTCGGTGGTGATCGGTGGAAACCGCAAGCACTCACGATAGTTCCCACAGCGATCGCACAATGCCATAAACGCCTTCATTTCAATTGATGCTCCCATATAACCTCTTCCGCAACTCACTATTCGCCGGATGCGCCGTTGGTCGCTGCTCGAACTTTTTCACAAAGAACTGTACACAGGAGATGATCGCCACTGCTATCGCCGATGAAGGTTCTTTGGACGAATCCAACGCGCAGTGGCAAACATAGTTCTTCGAGTCAACCGTGATCGCCATCTCCAGCGACTTGTTGCCGGGAATTGATTCATTGGTAATCACAAACTCAGAGCGTTCACGTCGTTCCACAAAACGCATTACTGCGTTGTTTCGAAGCATCCAGTCTATGGCGTCACCGTAATTGATCATCGTTTGTATTCTCAGCCTTGGACGCCGCGAGTTGAAGCGCTAGACGCATTCCTTCACGCCAAACAACGTCCCACACCCGCAGACAACGAGCGCTTAGTTCACCAAATTGATAAGTCGGCCCGTCATTCTCAGCAACGTTCGTGTCTTTCATTGGATGACCTCGCTCTCTCCATTTGTGGCAGAATTCGGAGGGACTATTCCCCTTGCCTTCGTCATCTCCTGCTGTCTTTTTAGCGACTCCACGCGCTCCGCCTCACGTAACGCCTTCATCTCCGCGATCTGGTCCTCAGTGTACTCTAATTCCGTCCAGCAAGTCTCTATCGGCACTTGCAAGTCTTTATGCTTGGTCGCAACTCTTTCCACCAGTCCTTTCTCGTCTCTCGTTGCGGTGTTGCGCCACTTTGGTTCGGGCTCATGCTTGCCGGCTCCAGTAATTTGCAGGGCAAACCGCATTGCGTCAGACCAAACCGCACCCCATGCATCGGTACGATCTTCTACCTTTGCCTCAAGTGGCCCTTCGGCCGTACGTAGCGCCTCTCCGCTTGGAAAACTCCCCTCAAGTGAAAAGTAATGCAGTGGAGTGCGCGTTACCCGAGCAATCTCTTTGCGGAAATTCTCACTGACGAGAATATACTTCGCGATATCACCTGCTGAGAACTCTCCAAACTCCGCTTCGGTTGAGGAAGTGCCCCAGACCCCTCCGCCGATCAAGGCGTAACGCTTTTTAATCTCCGCGTAGGACAGATCTGCAATCTCTCCTAAGCCCGTGGCCCACCGTTGCGGCACCCCATAAAACTCGCTGGCTACAAGCATATCGGCAATTGATTTGTTGAGTGCATCTTGGATCGGAATCGCCTCAACCAACTCACTGCAACCCAGAGCGCCAATTGAGCCACGATTGTTAAAGTGGAAGATCGGCACCTTATCGTAAGAGTTTTCTAGCGGCCAAGTCGAGTCACTGGCAGGTTGAAAGCGCTCAAAGGCTTCGGCACGATCCGGCAATGCGCCTTCTGCCTTATTTCGTGTGATGTATTTCTCAATTCTGTCTCGGTAGTAGAGGGTTAGCCGGCACCGCTTCTCTGAATCAATCCATGCTTTAGCGGCCTTCGTAATGTATCCAGGCTGTTCATCATCGTAATCAATGACGATATTGCCGGCGCGATTCGGAAAGAAGACGGGGGTACCTTCTGAGTCAGGCCAAACGATTACGTAAGCGTCTCCGTCAACCAAGGCATCCAAGTGGACTTGATTCGCGCGCACCTTCAAACGGTTACGCCGCCACAACTCATTAACACTAGCCTGCGCGGCCTTGAGATCAAACCCGTCGAGCTTGAGCCTGTCTTTGACCGTCTCAACCACTGTAGGGCAGAGATTGTCGGCAAACGCTTTGAATAACCGCCCGAACGCAGATGAGAGTTTTTCAGACGCGAAGGCTAAGCGGTGCTTGCCGTCGTAGTAATCACGGGCGATCTGATAATCAGGACGAAGGGCCGTGAAGCGGGTTAAGGCCCATTTGATGTCGGTGAGCGCAGGGGATTCTGCGGTACGAACATCAACAGGATTAATGACGTAGTCAGGGGTCATTTAATTTAAATCACTTACCAACTAACCATCTTTGATTCCTTCTTGTCGTAAAAAGAGAGATTCGCACCATCCGCCAAGTCGGGCGAATAACCTAATCGTTTCTTCATATCCGCTTTTTTCTCAACTATCTTTTGCCCCGGCGACTTGTATTTCGGAGCGGACCATTCGCGCGTCAGTTTATCACAGATCTCTTTGGGTAACCGTGAAATATCGAGCCGCTTGTCCTTTGCTCGCAGACGCGCAGTCCACCACAACTCAGACCGCGTGTTCGCAAATTGCTCTGTGTCGTTAGCGCGCTCGCTGGAGTTGATTGCTATCGCATTGTAGCCCCAGTCCTTGTGCTGGCTTTTCAGCAAATCGCATGGCCCCGCACCTAGACCCCCGGTCACATCTACCTTGATCGGGACGCGCTTCGCAAGGGCTTTCCGTTGGTCTTCTGGTAGATTTGGCTTCCACTGCCTTACTGCTTCAATTGCTTCATCCCGACAGGCCGTGGCGACTTCCACCGTATCCATCTTGCGAATCTCGCGCGCTCGCAGCAAACAAGGACCACGGCGCATAAAGATGGTTGTGCGGTCATCTCCGAAATGGGCCACATCGCAGCCGAGTTCGGGATGCCACTGCTCCATTAGGGCAATTCTGCTGAGATTCTTAATCCACGACTTTGGGATAACGTTCTGATCCGCCTGCGTCGGGAACATTCCGAGCACGCGTCCCTGAAACGTTGCCGTAGGCTTGTAAACCCACTGCTCACCACTTACCGGAGCGCCATTCAAGGCTTTCTCAACTTCTGGCAGCGCATGCCACTCAAAAGCGTCTTCGTCAATCTTCTCTACCCGCTCACACTCACATTGCAGCATTTCAAAGATCCACCGTAGCGAGATAGCTTTCGGAAATGGAGAGGGCTCACACTTTAACGCGGATTGAATGTTCGGATGATTAAGACCACAAATTGTAATCACGTTATACTTTGGATCTTCCGCCGCCTTGCCGAACTCTGTAGATTCATCCGTAGGGTTGCCAATCACTAACAGTCGGCAGTCTTCGTGGCCCATTAGCCCAGTCGCCGCATCCCAAATATACTTAGGTACACCTACGCCTTCTTCGAGGATGATAAGAATCGGCGCTTCGTGCTCGCCCTGAAACCCTTCACCCTTTTCGGCGTTGAAAGCGCGAATATAATGTGAACCTTCGCGGAGCTTGTCTTCATCTCTGACATAGCCGGTATCAAGAATGCGCCCGGGTAGTTGCCGCTCACGTCGCTGTGTTTTGACCGCTTTGAACGTTAACCCAAGTGCCTGGTCCCAGGTTGGCGCTGTAATGTAAACAATGTGAGAGGTCCAACAATCATACCACCAATTCGCAGCCACACCACTTAGAAAGGTTTTACCCACATCGTGCGAGGCCATTACCAACGTGTAACGATTATCGCGGACGCTGGAAAGAATCTCTGACTGGTCTTTAGTGAGCGTTACTTTAAGAATGTCGCAAGCGTAGCCGTGAGGGTCGTTCTGATACTTTTCAAATCGTCCCGCCGTTTTACTCTGAACCGTTTGTGCTTGTCGTTGCTGGATTATCTGCTGGAAGTTCTTCTTGTCCTGGTCCGGCCACAGATACGGCGTTCTCAGCGAGGGCGGCAAGTTCAGGGATTGAGAAGATTGCGCCATTTGTTTCTGACTGTAGATATTTTAACCAATCAAGCGGGTCTTTGCTGGTCTTCAAGTCGCCCGTCTCTTCATCAATCATCTTGCGGATGGCCCGCTTGGCGACCCGTGCGCGCTCTGCGCGTATAGCCAGTCCGCGCATCATAGTGAGACGATTTACCTCTTTTTCAAACTCAGCTTCCTGTCTCCAGTTGTATATAGAGCGTACATCGACGCCTATTTTTTCTGCAACTTCTTTAAGCCTGTACCCTTCAGCAAGCATCTCTGCCGCTTCACTTCGTTGTGGGGTCCAATCAAAATCGGAAATAATCGGCACGGCTATACCTCAAAAATTACCTCTTTCTCTCCTACTCCCTGGAGGATAAGACGTGGCGTTCTTGTTGGCGTACTGGCTACCGCCTTTTATAAGCATTGCCCAATTTCATGACTACAACAACTATGATCAGGGCAGGTAGATCGCCCGATGGTAGTATCGACATTTCACCAACCTTTTGCGTGGTCAGTCTTGGAACTCTTGTAGGTGACGAGACTGCGGGAATGTAAGCAATTACCATTCCCGTTTCATACAGGAAGGTATCCATGACTGTGCCTGACGACTTCATGCCTACGA